TATTTCTATTATTCCAATATAATACGAAATCATATTCTTTATCACCAAATATCTCTTTCTTAAATTGTTTTGGAACTTCAACTGGTTTATATAATTCCGAATTTATACCATGTGGTACATAGCTTACTTGCCAATCTTCAGGCTTAGTCCAATGTTTTTCTTTATCCCAACTCCAAACTCTTTTAGTAATACCATAGGTTTGCTTTGAGATACATCCAATCCAATCACAACTTTCGTAATAATCTCTATTGTATTTTGGGTCTGGCAAATCATCCCAAATGTGATAAAAGAAAAGGGGAACTGATTGACGAATTTCATGCTCAATCTCATACAACCAAATCCAATATCTAGGGTCGGTGAAGTGTAAGATAGCATCTGGCTTTTCCATCATCAATAACTGACGAATAACATCGGGATTACCATATCCATCAAATGGATAAATTTTTACGTTAGCATCTTCTACGCCTGTTTGCTTTCTAACATCTTCATTTAAATCAAATATTTTTCCTGCTTCAGGGTGTTTGATTGCTGCACCTAATTGTACCCAATCGTATTTGTGAACTGTTCCTAAAACCAATTGCTTTGACATATTGGCTATACCACTAGCCATTCGAAGGTCATCGGACAGTAACAAGATTTTTTTCTTTGCCATAACTTATTTTGTTCTCTTAAAATTGTGAACCACTAATTTGTAATGTAGTGTATTCGTTTAATTGTTTTCTAAATTCTTCGTTTTTCGTATAAAGGTCTAAAGTTCTATTAACAAGTCTTTGAAAATTTAATCCACCTTGAATTGTAGCTATTTTAAAATCCTCATCATATAACCTTTTTATAACCTTAACCGTAGTTAATTTTAAATCTGCCATAGTTAATAATATTTGTATATACATATATATACAAAAAATTATTTTCCATCACAATGTGTTCCATAAAATTCACACCAACCACATAACTTCGATGGTTTCTTAGGAAATTGAACATCGGTTCTATAAGTACCATCTGGGTTAAATACATTATCTACAAATGTATTAAACTCATTCCAAGCTTTATTAATAGATGGTTTACCATTTGCCGGAACGTGTCTACTAATGCGTGGAATTACATAATCAGTATTTTCGGAAACTTTTCTTTTTAGAATGATAAACTCAACATCTATCATATCCATAGAAACTCCTAACATTTCTGAATAGAATTTTTTGTAAAGAAGTATTTGTGCGTTCTTAGTTGGGTCTTTCTTTTGGTATTTACTCCAACCCGATGTAGATGTTTTGAAATCTATAATTCTATATTTACCATCGAAAGTACTTCTAACAACCAAATCTATAAATCCTAAAAAATTAATGTGCTCTCTTATTTTAGTATTGATTGGTTGTTCGATAGCAACCAACTCATCGTACTTTAGAGAAAAGAAATTATTAAAGTTTTTAGATTTTTGAAAGTAATCTAAAATAAGATTACCATCTTCTAAAAATTCTACTAATTCTTCTTTACTACAAATTGGGTCTTTACCTTCGTTGGATTCTTTGAGAAAGATTTCTCTCATTTTTTCTTTAAGAAATGCTTTCGTATCCATTCCCTTATCCGCTTGTGATTTGGAGATACGAAGGCATCTACTTAAATACTCTTGCAACGTTTCGTGCATTGCTGAACCAAATACTGAATGTATATTGGATGTGGATTGTGATAATCCATCTATGTAACTTAGTTTATATTGTTGTGGGCAACTGCTCCACATACTATATTGTGAAAATGATACTCTAGCCATATAACAAATATACGAAATTTATTTTAATAAACCAAAGAATTATATCTTTAATTTGAGTTTCGTAATTTGTTTTTTATCTATTCCGTATTTCTCACAAATATATTTAATATTCTCCCTACCTTCTCTAGTAGAGTAAAGAATATCAATGTATTCTACTGCCTGTGATTCTGGCACTGTAAAATCTTTCTTAATCAATTCAACTAAAAACTCTTCATATTTATCTTCCGATTTACCCTTTGTATATTTTAAATATTGCTTACCTTTTGGTAGAACATTAATATACAATTTGTACATTTCCTTTGGCTGAAGAGTTTGAGTTAAAGGTAATAATGATGCAACAAGTTCAACCCATTCCGGCTTCATTGATAGGAATCGATTAATCATAAAGTTACTCCACGATTTCAAATCCTCTTCCGATAACTTATCGAAATAGTTCGGGTCTTGCTCCGCCGTAATTGCATTAAGATGGTCGAATAACTTTTTAGCTGCCATTATTTTTCTTCTTTTACACTTTTTAATTCTTCAGGTAAAAATTCATCCAATGGTTTACCGCAATTAGTACACAAAGGTACTTCGAATGGCATTACAGTATCTCTATCACCACCGGTTAATAATTTAGATGCCTTACGGAATCTATAACCTAACATAAAAAGTAAATTACCACATTCACACGGAATATCGCGTGTATCTTTTAAATCGATTTGTGGTTGTTGGAATTGTTCGTTTATCATTTTATAATATTTAAAATTTGAATAATTGTGCTCATAAACACTATTTCTTTATCTACTACTAAAGCATCTTTAGATAATCCATCTGCAATAGTAAGTATTACATTTGCCGTATTTCCACTTGCATATTCATCAACTTTATCATATAACATTGTGTACATTTCTGAATAGTCATTTAAACGATTATCTGCTACTGCTTGTCTAATGTTTATGAATAAGTTTCTTTTATCATTTGATGATTTAAGTAACTCAATCAATTTGGTTTGGAAGTTTGATTCGACCATAATCGAATGGTCTACTTTCAACTCGCCTTTAGCCGATTGTAATTGGCAAGTATTTAAGATTCTACGGATATCAGGGTAATATGAATTGATAATATCAGCCATATTCTTTGGTTCGTACTTAATCTTTTCCGAATCTAAAATCTTAGCAACCTGAACGGCTACATCTTTTTTAGTTGGCGGAGTGATAGCAAACGATTGACATCTACTTTGAATCGGGTCGATAATCTTTTCAATGTAGTTACAAGTCAAAATGAATCTACAATGTTTACTGAATGTTTCCATTAAGTTACGAAGGATTGCCTGTGCATTTGGAGTCATATAATCAAACTCATCCAAAATGATAACTTTAAATCCTGCAAAACCTACCGATGATGCGAAGTTCTTTACTTTGTTACGAACGGTATCCACATTGTTTTCATCCGATGCGTTGATAATCATATGGTCACATTTGATTGTGTTTACGATTAACTTTGCTAATGTGGTTTTACCTGTACCCGCCTTACCATAAAGTAGTAAGTGAGGTATATCGTTATTATCCAAATATTGTTGAATAGTTTCTTTGATGGTTTCATTACCAACGTAATCAGCTAATGTTTGTGGGCGGTATTTCTCCACCCACAAACTATGCTCTCTTTTATTAATATCGTTTGCGAAAAAGCTCATAAATTAATTTTTTACAAATACTCCGTTTACAGTTTTACCTGTTCTATCTTTTATCTCATTCCATGCTGCTTCTAAACATTCAGCTGGCTCTAAACCTAATTGTTTAGATAAAATAATAAGAGTTACAAACGAATCACCGATACCATCTTTGATTTCTTCATCTTTTGATTTCAATAATGCACCTGCCGTTTCGCCTACTTCTTCTAACACCTTTAACATTTGCTTTGGTGCATTATCAGGAACTAAAATTCCCTTATCGTGTGCCCATTGGGTCACATTTTCTATTAAATTATCAAAACTCATATTTTAGTTTTTATTTTCTTGTTGTCTTTGAATTTTAGATTCTTCGCTAATTGGTCTTGGGAATATACTAAATTCCATACCATTTTGTCTGAAAGTTAACTTATCACTTTCGTTTGGTTGAATTTGTAATACCAAAGGAGATGGTTCTTGTCCTTCATTTTGCCAAGCGAATACTATCGGTTCATTATTGAAAAATTGAAAACACCATTCCGCATCTTCTATAATTTTTGGTTGTTCCATTTGAACACTACCTTGCTCTTGTGGAAACAATTCTAATTGTTCGAATTCTTTTTTCTTTGCCATTTTATTAGTTTTGAATTTCTACTAAATAATATTTACAAACGAACTCATCGATAATGAATTCAACGTGCGCCAATCCATCAGCCGATACTTTAAGTTTAGCAGCGGTTGCTTCTTTGTTAGCCGTTAAGATTTCTTTAAGATACTTAGCGGAGAAAGAGATTGGTTTAACTTCACCAGCGTAACCTTTTTCACAAGTGAATGTTACTCTATTTGTAGAAATGGTTGAATAACCGATAGCCATTTTCAAATCACCACCTTCGGTAAATACAGTGAATGTATCGATATCACTCAATGCACCCTTTGCTTTGATAAACTTATCAATCATAGTAGATGCCATCTCAATTGAGATACCAAATTCTGGCAATACCTTCAAATCAGGCACCGCAGGAATTACACCTAAATCAGCCAATTGATATGAAGTTTCGGTTTCATCTGAAACCAATTTTAATACGGTAGCTTTATCGCCAGCCATATCAACATTTAAAGATAAATCATTATCTAAAATGCCTAATTAATTTTTTAACAATGATGTAGTATAAATACCAACATTGAATGGTTTTGATGTAAAGCCATTAAAATCCACTTCACCCAGCATTGTCTTATCATCTGAAATGAAACGTACAGATAATTTGTTTCCTTCTGCGTTCCATGCTACCGATTCGATTACTCCACCTAATGAGTACTTCTGAATGAATCTTTGTAAATTGTTTTTGTTCATAATCTAGTTTTTAAATTTTATGTTATTGTTACAAATATAAGAAAAACTTTTTAATATTCCAAATTAAAAGGAGAAAAACTTCTTAGCAGTTTGGGCTTCCGTTGATGCTTTCTCCCACTTTAGGGCTTTATAAAAATCATCAACTTTGTTTTCCAATTCTGCTTTATAAATCATATCCCTATCAACATATTGCTCTACGAAATCCATAATTTCATTTGGGTCATTATAATCTTTGAACGCCACAGTATCTAACCCCAATGGATTGTTTTTAAGATATACCCACTTTACTTTATCACCATCTCTCCTTTTGCTATTTTATTTACAGGTAAATTAATCATATTCTTTTTGAACTCTAAAAGAGATTCATCCATATATGCGTTATCTTTACCCATTAAAATATCCTTTAACATCTTAGCCATAAAGTCCTGAAATGCTTTGGGAAATGATGAACGAACTACATCCAATCCCTTTACATCCAACTTATCACAGGGGATGCCATTCTTTAAAATCATCCATTGAGCGTAACGTTTCTTAGCTACCCAAAATCCTGCTTTACTGATGTACTCTTTCTTAATCTCAAATCTATGCTTATCTTTTGGTATAAAGAAAAATCTTTCTGCCAACATATCATAGAATGAGTTTAAAAATGTTTGAGTTTCTTCGGCGATTGTATTTACCTCTTCAGCCATTCGGTTTTGGTCAAACTCTTTATAGTTGGGATAACGATGTTTCACCAACGGCTCAGCCATCATATAGATGGAATCCGTATCTATATAAACATTGTAATCTTCTCTTGTTCCGAGTTCTTTCCAGTATTTGATGTTTGCCATCTCTGCTGTTTTTTTGATAACGGTTTGGCCGGTGATTGTAACCGCTTCTGCATTATCAATATCATAAAACCTAAAGGCAGGAAGACCAAGCACGCCATACATAGAATTAAGAAGAATCTTCTGAACCAACTGCCGTTTTGCATAGAATTCATATTTTTCTGTATCTTTTGCTTCTCCATATTTTTTTTCTAATTTCCTAAATTCAACACGTTTTTGAAACCAATCATTTAGGATATCTGCGATTAGACCCGGCTTATCTTGTGTATAAAGAACTCCATTTGCAGCAACACCTAAATTACTATCTTTAATAACTTCTTTTAATTCCTGTGTACTATATTCGTAAGTATCACCATCCTTACCCACTAACTTATATGTCTTTTCAGCACCTCTAATATTTTCCTCTGCATCCCAATTCTGAATCTTACCAACTTTGGTTTCTGGCGAAATGTTTAGAGTCATAATGATTGATGGATATAGGGATGTTAAATCCAAATCATAAATCCAATCATACTTACCAACGATGGGTTCTTTTACATATGCTCCAATAAACTTCTCCTCATTGTTATCCCTAAGAGCCTGCATTCTTTCCTTTCTATCTTTTGGTTTATTAGTTGCTACCAATCCTTTCTTTTTAAGATATCGGCAATTAGACCGGGTTTATCTTGTGTATAAAGAACACCATTTGCTGCAACACCTAAGTTACTATCTTTAATAACTTCCTTCAGTTCTTGTGTTGTGTATTCATAGGTATCACCTCCACATCGACAATGTTATACTCAATGAATTTTTCCAAATCATTTTCGAATAAATCATCTAAACTTCCTTCGTACTCAACCTTACCTCTACCCAATTCTTTAGTAGCGATATAGTTTAGGGTATAAGATGCTTCTAATGTATATGTGTAAGTTTTGTATAGATTGATATAATCCAAAATACTTACACCACCAAAACTAAACTTTTCTCTATATGGAGACCAGAATGCCTGACCTATTGGTGATAATCGTTTAGCGTTACCTTCACCACATACGTTTTTTAATCTGTTATACAAATATGGAATATCAAAGAAATCTATATTCCATCCGGTGAGAATAGTTGGATTAACTTCTTCGTAATAATTAAGGAAAGCATATAGTAGATTTTTCTCATTGTCAAAAATGTGAACGTTAACTTCTCTACCATCTTTGTTAAAGTTTTTGGCATTGTTTTTTACTTTTCTTTCTTTATCTAATACAAATACATCATACAATTTAGTTGCTCCATCGTGAGCCGCTATTGCAGTGATTTCGTTCTTTGCTTCTTTTGTGTTTGGTAGACCTGTTATCATTTCCACCTCAATATCAAATGTAAGAACTCTATGTCCATTCGATGGTAAATCGTTATCGTAGATATCTACTAACACTCTCGTTGTTTCAGGTACATCCGATTCAAATAAATCTTCAGCATCTTCCTTTTCCCACTTACCAATTTTAGTTAATTTATCGCCATACATAGAACGATACTCACCATATGGGTCTTTCTTATACGCATACTTTCGGTATGGAAATGTTTGATATCCACTCTTATCATCCCATAAGTGAATTAAGTTCTTCTGCCTTTCGTAATAAATGTTTTGATACATTAACCTCTTAGTTTTTCGTTTAATACTTTAATCATTCTACTATCGTTTAACGATAGTTCCTTTGCTCTCTGAATTGCTTTATTCGATAATTCTATTCTATGATGTTCATCATCTAATATTTTATCTAACATATCAAACAAGTCCTTTTTATATTTAAAAAATAAACCATTTGGGTCTATTTCTTTGTAACAATCTGATTCCTGAAATATCATAGGAGTTCCGTTCATCATACAATCGGTAGCCGCTACACTCCAACCATAATTAGTCTGCCTCATTTGAATTCCAACTGAACACGATTGTAATTTTTTATAGTAATCATGCTTAGCTACTTTAGTATTATCAATCCACCCAAATTCAGGCTTACCATCTAATTGTGGCACCCACACTTTGAAATCTTGTCTACGCTCTCTATATTCCTCCATTAATTTAATAAAAGATGGATATCCCTTATATGCGGCTGCTCTATGATTGAATACAATAACCTTTTCTTTTGGTTGTAGTGTTTCTATAATTTTAGTATCATCTATACCTAAATTCCAAACCACTAATATACTATTTAATTTTTGAATAAACAAATCATTGAACCACAATTTTGCTTCTTCTAAAACTCTATCTTTTTGTTCTTGCGTATTTAAAAAGCAAGTATCCATTTGAGATACACCCAATAATTCTATTGGCATCCATCTCCATTTATTTTTTCTATCTTCCGCATTGCAGGTTTTCATTTCCCACCAATGACAATACCCAATAATTTTTGTATTGAAGTCGTTTTTATATCTACCAACTTGCGGCCAATCAGGTAAATGGGAATAAATTACATCATACTCAATTGTTTCCATCAAACGATTCATATCAGGTGGATATGTTCTCATTTTAATCATATCACCTGAAAATTGAAGTATGTGTTGCTTTACATTAATTAGATTTAATTTCTTAACAGGCTGTGGTAATATAATATTCCAAAAGTATTCTCCATGTGATTCCAATGATTTAATATGATTGTAAATAACATCTACAAACGAATCTTTTTCAATATTGCCAGAATTAGTAATATTTGGTATTACTAATACTTTTCTAGCTTTTTTATAATCAATGGTTTCCCAAAATGCCATACTATCTTCCTACTTCTTTTAAATAATGTTCTTTCATTTGCTCCCAAGTCATTCCGATTGCATTCACATAGAACAATACTTCGGGTTTAATTCTACCTTCTTCGTGTAATTTTGTATATCGTTTAATGGCTTTATCTTTCCACCATTTTATAGTATATTCATTTCCTTTAGCAAATTTTTCATTTAATACTAAATCCGTTTCTTCTATTTTAGAACAAAGAAAGTCATTACCATTCTGATACATTTGTGCAAAGTAAACACCTCTTTGGAATCCGTGGTCATAAGCGTTACCTTTAATTCCTAACTCTTTGAAAATTGCCTGAATAATCTTTTGTTTAATTCCACTTACAGGTCCGTTCTTTTCGTATCCCATATTAGCACCATTACGTTCCCTTTCATCCATAATGTTTTTCTTATACCATTCTGAACGATTTTCTTTTAACCATTGATGCCACGGGTCATATACCGAATCATCTGGCTTTGTAGAAATCTTACCTTTAGATTCTCCTAATGTTTTGAAATGTGGAATACCATTGTATTGAGAATGAATCCCATACAAAGATGTTGTACCTACTCCAACTAATGGGTTATCATATTTAGTTTTCCAATATGCTCTAATTTCAGGAGCGGTTGCTAATGCTGCGATTAACTTACCTCCTAAGAAATTATATCCAAATGGTTGAGTTGATACGATAGTTGTAGCAATAGATGTACAATTCAATTTACCTTTTTCAAATTTATCTTCTTTGCCCCAACCAATAAATTCATCTCTAACTCCTAATGAAGTGATATCTGACCCTAAACAAATTTGTCCTAATATCTTTCCGCTTGTTCTATCTTTAACGTATATCTTTACGTTTCTGCCAGGATTAGCCTGAAATTCCATTGTATGTATTAACTTACGAATTTCAGTCCAACGAGTGGATTCTTTCGGGTCATCTTCCACAATTTCCACATACGGGTCAATTGCTTCAATTTCTGAAATAGTTAATTCTTTATTCGTAATATCAGTTGGTTTCCACAACGAATCATAATATGATTGTAATACAGGCAGACGTTTCATATTTGAAACTCTATCTTCATTCCATTCAATCCACTTCTTATATAGAGTTTGTTCCTCTACTGACATTTCTTTAAGATAGTCCAAATTCTCAATGAACTTCTTCTTCATCACATCATAATCGAATGTGGCTGTGTTTGTTTCTTCTCCCGTATCCCAAAATTTCATATTACAAATATAACAAATTAATTTTAAATTACCAAAATTTGGTATCTATTTCCGTTTCTGGTGCGATTGTTGTCCAATGTTGGATATCCTTATTGAATGCACGGGTATCTTTTGGATAAGGTCTGATTTCATGCTTAAAGGATTTCATAATTGCTTTCTTTTCCTTCTTATCAGCTGTGATAATTTGCAGATATCTATGCTTTGGTGGTTCTTCCCTTCTCCAAAATTCCTTATATCCTTGCTTACCAATTTCTCTACGAAGGTGTTCTAAATTACCACTACCCCATTTTGTAAACACAGTCCTACTATGTATCCATTTGTAAGGGTCATTTGATAATGAAATACCATAATTTGGCATTAATGCAATATCAGTATTTAAACCTTGATAAATCCAATTGGTTGCTTGGTAAATACCACCTAAGTGTTCTTGTCCGTTATCCGCGTAAGAAATAAGTGCTTTAATTGCCGAATCATTTTCTCTGAACCATTTGAATGATTGTCCCATTGCGTATGATTCAATGTTAGAGCCATAACCATCATCACAATAAAGACGAGTTAATTCTAATACATTATCTTTTGTAAGTAAATCTGAAATAGAAGTTGCTGCTCTCGCTCCAACGGGAAATCCATAAACTAAACATCCGATTAATTTATTATCTTCACCTAACGCATTTACTTCATCCATTTTGTAAAAAATACCTAAAGCGTATCTACACGCAGTCCAAGCGTGAGTGTAGTGTTTCTTTACGATAATTTCTTTTGCTACATCTTTACCGATTGGTGCTATAAATACTTTTGAGGTATCGCAATAATTCTTACCTTCTTCTTTCATAAACTTATTTTATGGGTTCTAATTTATATATCTCCTCCACAAATTCTGCATTATGCTTTGGGTATGGTAGAGATGGGTATTTCAATGATTTGAATAATTTCTTTTTTTCTTTTCCACTTAACAATATATAAACGTATCTATGTTTACGTGGTTCTTTCTTAATCCAAAATGGCGATGATACCATTGTTTGAATTATCTTTGGGTCATTAGTTCCATACTTTACATATGAAGTTCTACTATGATGCCACTCGTCAATCTCACTCCATTTAAAACTCCAACTATCGTTTGGTCTAATCTTATTACCCTGATATATCCAATTGGTAGCTTGATATATAGTTCCTAAGTGTCCAACTTTTGGGTCTGAATATGATACTAATGCTTTGATATGTGGTGCGTTTTCTCTCAACCATTCAAATGATTTACCAACGAACCAACTCTCAATGTTACTACCATATCCATCAAATACAAAAAGACGGGTAAGTTCTAAAACTTCCGTTCTATCCAATAGTTCCGAAATGGATGCGCCCGAATGTCTACCAACCGGGTCACCATAACAAGCTACTCCAATAAGTTTTTCGTTTACTCCGCCAAAAAATTTGTGTGCATCATTTGATATATGAAATAAACCTATTGCATAAGATACTTTTGTCCATATACCACTATAATGGTTATTTACAATAATATCTTTAGCTACATCTTTACTTATTAATCTAACTGAAAGTTTGGATGTATCACAATAATCTTTTCCATCTAATTTCATATAACTATTTTACCCATTCATTGAATGCTTCTTCAAACGCAGATACTCTATCTCTCTTTGGGTCTGCATCCATAAGAGCTTTAGCAGTATCTAACACTTCTTTCCACAAACCATATGAATTGGCTTCCAATAGAATTTCTTCGATTTGCTCTTCGGCACTCATAACTTATTGCTTTTCGTATGGCCACTTAATCATATGTGTCCACGTTTGGTTAGTAACTATTTTTTTAATGTTAGCAGGCGAAACACCATTGTTTCTTGCCAATACTTTGACATTTCTATGACCTACCTTCCAAAGTTCTCTAATTTGAGATACTTGCTTTTCAGTCAATTTGTGCATTGGATGCGCTTCTCCTTTTAACATACGTCTAATATAACACTTTTTTTTGACAATCACAAATTTATTTTATTTTATCGTAAACAAATTCTGCTATTTTTTTATATCCATCTAAATTTGGATGCAATCCACCCTCCTTAACACCTTCATATCCATAAAATGCACCATTTTCAAAATATGGAACATTTGTAAGTTTTTCTGAATCTCTTAGGTAATCGGCAAATGTATAATTTGGCTCTATAAATCTACTAAAATCCAAATCAACTGGCTCTTCATCGTTGAACATTGGATAAAATGCGTTAAAATAATATCGATTATAATTTTTTAATAAATCATCTATTCAAATTTACTTTTATAAGATTGTAAATATCATTGTTTCCAAAGTTATTACATTTTCCCATATTGATAAATGGAATATTTAATTTTTCAGCAACATATCTAGGCCAAGAATTCATTCTACGATAGTAATCTTCAAAATCATTAGGCGAACCGTGTCCTTTCCATTTAATACTATCGCTTAACCCATATCCATTTGTATATGAATCTCCAAATGTAACCAATCTCATATTAATCCTTTTTTCCGAAATTTTTAATTATGTAATCGTTTCTATGCAAATTAACTCCAAACTCATTATAAGTTTCCGAAATATGGCCAAAGATATAATTGACTTTATACCCCAATTGAACAGCGACCATTCCTAATAAATTTTCCATACACGCCGAGCCCATTTTGTTTGTAGGTAATATTTTATGAAAGTTTTTTTCTTTCAATTCTTTTAAAAATTGATTCTTGCATATAAACAAATTAAATACAAATGTTTTAAATCCATATGGTTTATATGGTATATCGCATATTTTGATATGAGATATACACCATTCTTGCTCTCCTATTTTATTTGATTCATAATCATTTGAATAGAAAAATGAACTAATTTCTTTATCGGAGTTTGGATAATGTTTTGTTAAATCTGTAACAGGAATAGTTGTATCTTGTAAAAACATATAATGTTCTTCATTTGGATATTTTTCATATGCTTTCCAAATTGCACCTACTTCATAATTCTCGTTTCCTTCTATAATATCAACGCCTTCCAGTAAATTATAATATGATTTATCTTCAGAATTACTATCAACTACAACTATTTTTTCATTTGGCATATATTTTTTACATGCTAAATAAACATCTTCAATAGTAGAAGAACTGCCTGTATATGGAAATTTATTAGGAACTTTAAATTCCTTTTTTAGCCCATAATCATTCGTATATTTACAACCAATTATAATCAACGTATTACTTTAAATTTTCATTTATTGCGTTAATATATGCTACTTTTGATGATACGCCTGTAAATCTTTCAACTTCTTTACCATCTCTTTCAATGATTACCGTAGGTACTGAACGTACACCATATTTAGTTGCTTCTTCATAAGCCACATCCACATCATAATCTTCAAATTTAACATTTGAAAAATTACTCTTTACTTCATTCATTACGGGAGCCAATGCTCTACAAGGTCCACACCATACTGCCGAAAATTTCTTAACTGTTACCATTTGTTCTTTCTTTAAATTCATCATATGCATCCAATAAGGAGTCTACTACTGGGTGTCTATGATTGGTTAATAATGTTTGTGAATCCATATCTTTAATCTTCTTTGCAGCTGATAATAAGAATTTGAATCCACTATCTCCTTTATATTTTAAATCTACTTGCTGTGTATCACCACATACAACCATTTTACTTCGTAATCCCAAACGAGATGTAATCATCTCCATTTGGTCGTTTGTGCAGTTTTGTGCTTCATCTACAATTATAAAACTATCCAAAAATGTTCTACCTCTCATAAATGCTAATGGTACAATTTCTACATGCCCATCTTCCAATATCTTATCAATTTTATCTTTATTATACAATTGATAAAAATTAGAATATATTGGTTGCATCCAGGGTTCCATTTTTTCTCTCAAGTCTCCCGGTAAAAATCCAATCTCTTCTTTACTTACCGTAGGACGAGTTATGATAATTTTTTGAACAGTCTTTTTAAATAACATATCCAATGCAACCTGGCAAGCTAAAAGTGTTTTACCACTTCCGGCTTTACCACTTAGTCATAAAAATTTTTTTTATATATTATCCATCACAACTTAAACAATCCGGGTCCATTGCTTTTGTTGCAATATCACCTCTTAATACTGATTCAGTTCTCATATAATAAAGTGTTTTAACACCTTGCTTCCACGCTTCCATATGAACCTGATTAATCCATTTTGGTTCTGCGATTGCAGGGAATGCTAAATTCAATGAAACTGCTTGGTCAATATATTGTTGTCTAATACCTGCTTGTCTTACTAAATCTAATTGATTGATTTCCTTAAATGTTTTGAATACATCTTTGATAGGTGTACAATTATGCTTTGGTTCGTTTTCAACCTCTTTACATTCCATCACTTTACCATCTACATAACACCACTCATCTAAGAAATCCAAATCTTGTACTGAACCACCATCGTTTAAAATTTGGTCCCAAACTTCTTTTGTGTTTTTGCCAACTTTGCGAAGTACTCTTTCCAATTCAGGGTTCTTTCTAATGAATGTTCCTTTTGATGTTTGTTCGGTAAATACGTTAGCTGCCCAAGGCTCAATACCACTACTTACGTTACCACTCAATTTAGAGTTTGATACGGTAGGTGCTACTGCTCTTAGGTGGGTATTTCTAAATCCACTCTCTTTACACCATAGGGGTTCACCATATTCTTTAGCTAAATCTCTACTTGCTCTTTCAGATTCAATCTTAATTTGAGAGAAAATCTTACGAGTTTCAAATTGAGCTTGTAAACCTTCAAATGGAATACCTCTTTGTTGTAAGTATGTATGCCATCCCAATACACCTAATCCTAATGCTCTACCTCTTTCTGCTGAACGAACTGCATTTTCGAATCCTTTCATATTCTTAGCTCTTTGTAAGAATTCTTCCAACACACCATCTAAGAAGATAGTAGATGTATAAACTAAATCAGTATCTTTCCACTCATCATACTTTGCTAAGTTCAATGATGATAAACAACAAACGAATGAATGCTGCTCATCGGTATGTAAAACGATTTCAGAACAAATATTAGTCATATGAACTTTCAATCCGTTCTTTTTATACATTTCAGGATTATGTTTATTGACATTACCTTTAAACATGATATAAGGTTCACCTGTAGCCTTTCTTTTCTGAAGTAACTTACCCCACTTCCTACGAGCTTCAGAGTCGCCTTCCTCTAATTTAGCCATAAACTTATCACTTACAACTACACATTGGTGCATATTAAGTGCTTGGCGATTTACATCCCCCTTCGGTTCTCTGATTTCAATAAAATCATCAAAATCTTTATGGTCAATTTTAATATTTACCGATGCTGCTCCTCTACGAACACTGCCTTGATTTGTAGCGAGAATAGTAGAATCGTAAATTTTAATAAATGGAACTACACCATCCGATGTACCATTCATTGTAATTTTACTACCAGCCGGTCTAATCATATTGATACCAATACCAACACCACCGCCATGCTTTGCCAATAACATCAATTCTAAATTCTTAGAACCAATTTCAAATATACTATCACCTACATCGATACCGAAGCAAGATATAGGTAATCCTCTATCGGTGCCGGTATTTGATAGTACTGGCGTTGCTAAACACAACCATCCTTTCCAAATGTAATCAAAGAATTTTGTTGCTAATTGTGGTTTCTCCAATCTCTTAGCAACTGCCGTAGCAACTCTCCAATATGCATCTTTTGGTTTTTCTCCTGGTAGCAAATATCCTTTTGATATCGTCTTAACATAGATTTCAGTATTTCCCCAATTTGGAAAATCTACATCTAATTCCCATCCTAATTCTTCTCCGTAATTTTTCATAACTTTCATTTAAAATATATCATCCCAATTTTCACCTTCTCCTGCTTTTGAATAATCAGTTGGTCTGATTGCAAAGAAGTCGGTATGTGTAACACCTCCCGTAAGATGATAGAACCAATCTAATTCGGATGCTTTCTTTTCATCAAATTCAAAATAATCATCACCACCCTTAATAGGGTTGTATCCTAATTCTCCTAATTTTTCATTGATTCTTTTTGTAATGAATTCTTTTAGGTCATCTTTTTTAAGATTCTCCAAATCGCCCATTTCAAAAATCTTATCAATGAATTTGTGTTCTAAATCTCTAATAATTTCAGCTGCTTTGTAGATATCAGCTTTTGCTTCTTCTAACAATTCAGGATATTCTTCACACATATGTCTGAATAATTGACATCCCATTTTAGAATGTAGGGATTCATCTCTTACACTCCACTTCATTTGTTGTCCAATTCCTTTTAATAGGTTTCTCATTTGAAAACTATATAGAACTGCGAATGAAGAATATAATGCCACACCTTCCGCAAACGCCGAAAAGATAGCAAGTGAACGAGCTACTTCAACTCTAGCTTTATGATTAGTATCCAAATCTTTTGGAGTCCAATCAGCCGTTGTATTTGTTAATAACTCAAATCTTTCTTTCATAACTTCATCGTGCATAAAGCCTGCGAAGTCATCTAATCCCAA